TAGGAATATCGTAGGCACACCAGGTGCCCCCTTGGCAGGCGTGTTCTTTGTCAACCACTTAGGTGGTTTGACTATGTGATTCTCAGCTTTAATTAAACTGTTCTTTAGTTTTTGATGGGATAGATTCTCTTTAGCGAGTACATCTACCTGTCTTTTTAGATCACGGATTTCCGCGTCGTGTGCATACTGCTGTTCAATCAGCGCCGCCTCAGCATCGGGGGGCACGGTGGTGGGTTTAACACCCTGCAGTTGTGCTTGTTCAATTCTCTCGATAAGAGTAGTCCGCGGGATTCCTAGTTCTCTAGAAGCCGCCGCTTTGTTTCCTTTGTTTCGGATGACCGCATTGAGGGCATCAATAAGGATACTTTTTGCTGTAGTTTTTGCCATAATTATCTCCTGTAGTGCGCGAATAATACCACGTTTTTTAACCCTTGTCAAGCAAATAATGATGTGGTATAATCTTCTAATGAAACTCACAGAGGAAATAAAGATAACAGCACCCGTTGTTAAAATTGGTGGCGATGCGGTTAAAGTGGAAGCCCCACAGTCTGAGACACCATCCGATTCTCAATCACCCCAGTAAGGATATACCATGAAAAATCAAAGAGTAAGAAAAGAACCTCTCGGTAAGGGAGTTAAAAAGTATCAAAAAAATGTAAGGTATCCAGACATAGAAGTTGCTAGACCATACGTTAAAAAGGCTATGAAAGCGATTGATACTGTAAAGAAAACTTATGAAGATGTTCGCGATAAAGTCACAGTTAAAAATCCTGTTAAAAGAAAACAGATTAAAATAGCCAGAAGAAAAGATTTAGAAGATAAATATAAATAATGCCAATCACTAGAGCTAGTTTACCAAAGACAACTTCTTTAAAAGCTAAGAATAAAAACAAAAAGAAGTTTCAAACTAAGGGCGCAAAAGACAGAGCCAAAGCTACAGCTAAAACAAAAGCAATCTTATCCCAACAAAGAGGGGAAGGATCTCCTCAAGGTAAGGTTGTGATGAGAGGTTTTGTAAAAAAGCTTTATGATAAAATCAAAAACAAAAAGTAAATCCACTGTCAACAAGGCAGGGAATTATACTAAACCCAGTATGAGGAAAGCCTTGTTCAATAAAATAAAAGCAGGTGGTAAAGGTGGAGCACCTGGGCAGTGGTCAGCACGAAAAGCCCAGTTGCTAGCCAAACAATATAAAGAAAAAGGTGGAGGTTACAAATCCTAGGATGGAAAATACTTGCAAAAATTGTGAGCACTCTTGCCACTGCAGTAACTCATCCAACTGTCATTGCGGGTGTTCCAATTGCGAGCACAAATAATAAGATGCCCGCTTTAAAGAAACCTCAAAAAAGTTTACGTGCTTGGACTAGACAGAAGTGGCGAACCAAATCGGGTAAGCCATCTACTCAAGGTCCCAAAGCTACAGGCGAAAGGTATCTACCCGAGTCTGCTATTAAAGCTTTATCATCTGGTGAGTATGCAGCAACTACTGCTGCCAAAAGAAAAGGAAGAGCACAAGGCAAACAGTTTGTGGCACAGCCAAAGAATATAAAAAAGAAAGTAAAGAAATATAGGAGCGTAAAATAATGTTATCTAAATTATTGGGTGGTAGTTTAGTAGAAACTGTTGGTAAAGTTATTGATAGTGTTCATGTGTCCGATGAAGAAAGAGGAAAAATAAAAATAAGATTACAGGAATTAGAAAATGAAATTAATAGTAAACAAATGGAGATTAATTTAGCTGATGCTCAGTCTACAGCTACAGATATTTCAGGTATATTGCAGCGTTCTTGGCGACCCCTCATTGGGTTTAGTGCAGCAATATCCATTTTTTGGGAGTTTGTCCTTAAAAATTTTATCATGTTCTTTCTAGCCGTGTTTGAAGTACAGACACAACCGCTACCAAGTATGGATATGGAACAACTCATGCCGTTAGTCATGGCGCTTTTGGGCATGGCGGGCTTGAGAACTTTTGAGAAGTCTAAGAAGATTACCAAGTAATGTACCAGTTAGAAATATTTACATATAAAATTATTAATAAAATATATAAACTATTTGAAAAAGAAAAACCTAAAGATGAACATGAAATTCACTGGGGTATAGGAGGTAAGTAATGTTTGAAAAACTTAAGGAGAGAATAAAAGAACACGAAGGATTTAGGTCTTATGTTTATAAGGATTCATTAGGATTCGCAACCATAGGATACGGTCACTTGGTAACGAAGGAGGACAACTATGAAGAAGGTGTTGAATATAGTAAAGAACAATTGGAAGCCGTCTTTGAAGATGATTTTCAAAATGCCTGTGATTGCGCTCAATTGGTCGCTGACAGTTTTGATATCAATCTTGACGAACATCCAGAACCTGTTAAAGAAGTTCTTATAGAGATGACATTTCAGTTAGGTGTTGGAGGGGTAAGTAAGTTTAAGAAATTTCTTGGACACTTATCCACCAGCACCTACCATCTTGCGGCGGATGAGATGCTCGACTCGCGTTGGGCAAAACAGACCCCGCACCGCGCAGAGAAATTATCTTATGCCATAAGGGCGCTTGCGTATTAATGTATGTTAAAATTTGTAATCCTATTTCAGTTATGTTTAGCAGGGGGAATAGACAATCCTGCGGATGTACAGTGCGTTAGGATTATAAGCGAACCCATTTACACTAATAGATTAGATTGCGAACTGCAAGCCAAAGAAGTAGGCAAGTGGGTGCAAGATGAACTTGATCAAATAGGCGGAGCCTCCGTCTTATATGCCCGTTGTGTTAATACATACACAATGGATTATCTAGAACAATTTAAGTAGTGGCATTTCTTGTAGCAAATGTTCCACCTATTGAAGTCCTTGTTAAGAAAGAGTATCTCTATGACTTTCAGAGGGGGCACGGTGAGTATGAACCAGGAATCTGGATCACCGTTAAATCTATACAAGGTCGCGCATTATATTTCGAGACCTATCTCTATGAAACGGGAGCTCTATATGATAAGCTACCTATCTCGGCTTTTGTCTGGAAAGAAACGAAAGAAGAGATGGAACTCGAAGACCTAGAGCTTTGGGATTGTTTTAGCTACCACATCTCAGTTATACAAAAGGTGAGTATAGGGTCGGGGAAATGTAAATACAAGGCTCCAAACGGGAATTTTTATTTTGGGGAGTATTTATATACTATAGATAGTTGTCATCCAGACTACAACATACCAGATATTGGGTATTCTGAGGTACCTACACAACATAAGTCCTTTAATATAATACAATTAGACAACGGGTATTTCGCCGCTCAGCCTAACAATCGGGTAATATTCTATGATAAGTCTTTATCCCCAAAGAAGATGAGGTTCCCCGACTATAAGGTTTCAACTATTGAATATGGTGTGGAAAATAAATCTAAGTATACAGCGGGTGATGATACTAATTTCTTTTATGAGTTCGAAGAACAAAGCTAGGCAAGAAGCCTAGCCTATTCCTCTTTTAGATTACTTCTGTGGTATTCTTAATACGTTAGGGAAGTATTGATTTTCTTTGTAGAAATTAAAAGCCCAGTACCAATCGTCTTTATATTCTGCTCTCGCGTACTGTTCTAATTCTGAGTCTCCGTCTGTTCCTGCAGTATTAAAGATGTTTAAACATCTATTAACAAATGAGTTAGTTACGGAGAAAGTTCTTGGGTTTGCCATAGTTTCTCCTTTATTGATATTTCAGCCAAGGCTCTCCAGTAGTCCTTGTCTTTGATTGGGAGTGTAGCAAACTTTTGTTTAGAAGTCAAGCGTTTGTTGCTGAATAGCAGGTATAGCTTTTTTGGGATAAGTATTTTGATTTGTCATGTCTCTGTAATTAAAAAGGAGCTAGTATTTCTACCAGCCCCTTTGTACGGTTGTGGAAAAAAGAGTTCCCCAAACTGTTTCTAAATATTGCATCTAGAAGAAGTAAGGTTCTTCGTGCCCCCCTGTCTCCAAATAATCTTATAGTAATATTACCATAAGTTAATCAATTTGTCAAGAGGAAAATGCATCACTCCAGTCTCCTTGAACTGCGCCCTTTGCGTACTCAGTAGCCCTAGTTTCAAAGAAGTTTTCGTGTGCCTGCCCATTGACAATGTAGTCTACCCACTCTAGTGGGTTTGACTTTACTCCGTAGTTAGGCTTTAAACCTAGCTGAAGTAATCTTCTGTCC